AACGAATGTATCGACTAGCGTTAAACAGGACATCTAAGAAATAAGTTGTTGGTGATAATCATATTGTAATTATTGATCTAGTATAAAGTTTAAAAGACGACCCTGTCATAAACAATCTTTAATCTTAAACTTTTTAAGGATAGGTGTGTTCATATTTCTTTTAGAATTATTCATTATAACAACATTAAGTGTTTTAGTATTTATGTATTTGTACTAACTATCGGAGCACTATATATAAATAACTAAAAGATATGTTAAATAGGAGTAGCTTATTAGCTACGACCACAGCATAGCTCTAGGACCTTTAAGACTTCTCTTATAGAATGAATCAGTAAACTTTGTTAACTCTTCCTCTAGGAGTTCTTGTTTCCTTAAAGATATGTTATTATCTACAACCTGATTCATTTGTTCTACCCAATAAGCTACAGCAATACTTAAAGCATCTAATCTATCATCATGTATAAGACTACCTTTATCTTTTGTTATCCTTGATAGTTGATACATTAACATATACTTAGCTTGGTGTTCTATAGGATACCCTTGAGCACTCTTATAGTCATGTTGAATAACAGAAGGATCAATAATAAGTTTATGTTGGTTAAGTACAGGTTCTAAAGTATCTATGATCCTTAACTCTTTTTGTTTGTTATGTCTTACTTCTTCTACTGAGCAAGGGTAAGTTGTAAAGAGTAAAGGTTTAAGGAGTTCCTGGAACATACCATCACCAAAGTTAGATTCAATAACTATCTTATTAACTTTGTTATCCTTAGCTATATTAACTAATTGTTTAAGTGTTAATTCATCATATCCCCCTTTAAGACCACCAGCTTGAGGAACAAAGAGTTGACCGTTAAGCATCTTAACCACAGCGAACCCAGTTTCATCCTTACCTCTACCACTAGGGTCAATAGAAAGTACAGAGCCAGTGTAAGGAACTAGATCACCTATAATTTTAAAAGGTTTGTGATACCTGTCTCCACCTAGACCTACATTAGGTAAGTCTTTATTTTCGTTATCTCTATCACTAGACCACATGATCTTTTCAGGTGCTAGGTCTACATCAACATCTGTTACTATAAGATCATTAATCTTCAAAGGATACCTGTCAGCATCTGAAAGCCTTGGATTGAGCATGAACTGAAGAGCGTACCCAGTCCTGCCGTAAGACATCTTTCTTTCCTCTAGGTCCATATCTGAGAACCTACTAGGCTCTGTAGTAGTCCCTACTGACTCATCTGTTATCTGTTCCTGTAGAAAAGGTGCTATATCATTATCATAGTTCTTTAACACTAAATCCTCACTAGGATACTCAGATGTCCATATACGAGCGTTATAGCCTCTCTCACGCAGTTTGTTATAGATTGAATCCTCGCATTGGGGTGTACCTAGAAAAAGGATTCTAGAGGTGTCTAAGGGCTTAATAATAGCTTCAAACTCTTTTACCTGTTCATCCAGCTTATCTCTCATGCCTTGAGTAGCAGAGTTGTTAGGTACTTCAATGTCATCAGCTATTATGATGTCAGCACGAGAACCTGTTAACTGTGATGATATACCTAGTGACTTAACGGAGGGTGCGTGAGCAGCAGGTGCAGGACCAACATCAAAAGCAATCTTAGAGAATCTTTGATCACCTTTAGGTATAAGACCTTGAAGAACAGGGATGTCATGTATTATTTTAAGGGTGAAAGTGGAGAAGTCATCAGCTCTGTTTTTAGAAGCTGACACTACAAGTATGTTCTTAGTGGGGTCTAGGAGGAGTTGATGCACAGCATAGGCACTGCATATCCAGGACTTACCTACACCTCTGAAAGCCATGATAACAGACCTTTTAGGACCGTCCTGCATATAGTCAGCAATGTCGTACTGAAGGGGTGTAGGATCAGGCAGGTTCAAGTGCTTCCAAACTAGATATAAGAAGTTACGGAAGTCCTTGAGTTGGTGAAGTTTAGATTCACTACTCATACTCTCTTAGGTGTTATTACAGTTATTACTATTTAACTTTAGCTTTTAAATCAGAGTCTTCTTCAAAAGGCAGTACTACATTTAAAAGATCATTGATTGGAGTGTCTTTACCTGCTGCAAGAACAATCTCGTTATCTTTAAGAAGTTGTCTAGCACCGTTAAGTATTGAAGGATTGAACTCTCCTGTGTCGTGCATCTGATCTATTGCAGCCCTGTAGCTATCTGCTACATAACCTTGTAAGTTACCTAGTTCTTCAAATGTCTTCATATATTATAGTTTTAACATTGTTATTATAAAAGTACAAGAAAAAGGGGAGACCCCACAAATGTGAGACCTCCCCAATAACATCTTATTATCTTGTATCTAAACCAAAAGATTAAGTAAGAGCAGACTCAAACTCAGCAACTGTTCCTAACTCAGTACCATTGTGGTATAGGTTAGCATCAAGGTCAGCAAGAGCAGCAGAGCCGTCTGTACTAGAGATGTCAGTAGCAGCAGCAGTTGCAGAAGTTGTTAAAACTTTGAACTTGTCATCACCTTCGTCCCAGATAAGAGCAGCATTGTCTTCAGAAGAACCACGCTCAACGATGAATCCACCGTCATTAGAAGCATTAGTACCGTCAGCAGCACCTTTAGAAAGATTCATCAAAGAATCAGCAACATCAATGTTAGTAGTGCTAATCGAAGTAGTAGTACCATTAACAGTTAAGTTACCACTGAATGTAGCGTTAGCAGCTGAGATGTTACCGCTGAAAGAAGCAGAGTTACCGTCAGAAGCCAATGAACCAGCTTGAGTCTGTAAGTTACTAATGTCAGTATCGTTACTGGAAACATTGCTTTGAAGTGTAGAAATGTCACTGTCATTCGAGCTAACATTTGACTGAAGCGTTGCTATATCAGAGTCATTGCTTGATACATTACTTTGAAGAGTAGCAATGTCACTAGCGTTTGTAGATATGTTGCTTGTGTTAGTGGAGATGTTACTTGCGTTAGTAGAAACGCTTGAGCTAACAGTTGAGATTTCTCCGTCAACATAAGCCTTAGAGGCAGCGTGAAGATTAGCTGTAGGAGCACCACTGAGTGTCAAAGCACCAGTCATTGTTCCTCCTGCAAGAGCTACTTTTTTATCGAGCTCTACTTTTGTTTTTTGACCCAATTGGGTAAGTAAGGTAGACATAATTAATTATATATTTTCTATGTTAGTATTGTATGTGAGAGTATTTAGAAATAGTATTACAAACACAAAGGAAAGTTGTCAAGATTCAGACTACTAAAAGATCACCAGCTTCTGTTGTTAGATTGTCTCCTAGTTCCGTAAGTAGTTTAGTAGCAGGTGTTAAGATGTTACCTAAAGATAATATTTTCCAATCACTACCGTTGTCAACAGCTATACAAGGGCTTCCATCATCCCCATCAGATACAAAGATAACTGTACCACTAGCACCTGCATTGGGCAATGATGAAGAAGTATAAGACCCTAATTCAAAGAGTTGTGATATAGATAGATCACCTGATATAGTACCACCAGATGTGTTAAGCTTGGTATCTAGTTGAGTCTTAACCTTTTGTCCAAGCTGTGTAAGTAATGTACTCATGGTCCTGTTAAAGCATCTACGAAGTCATCGTAATCTCCAACCTCTGCTTCTCTAGCGTCAAGGAAGTAAGGTAAAGAGTTCCAGGCAGTAGTACCGTCTCCTATCTTTATTCTGTTTCTTTCAGAGTCCAGTTCAATTCCTATCTCACCTTCAAGCAAGACAGGATTAGCAGTAGACCACTCAGTATCAGTTCCTCTTCGTAATTGTATTCTTTTAGTAAAATTAGGCACTTGCTCCTCCTCCGTCAAAAATATCTTCTTCTTGTACTACAACACCACCACCGTCAAGGGTAACAAAGAATGGATCACTCTCTAAGGATTCCACCTGTGTTTCTAAAGTTTCTGCTTTTTCTTTATTGTCTGTAGCTATAGCACCAGCAGACGCAGCGATAGTACGCTGTTGAAAAGTAAGTGGGTGGATACGAACTACAGGTCTTCTAGGCATCTGTTAACACTTCCACCTTCTAAGGGCTAAAGCTTTTCTAGTTGGTCTACCTTTAGAATCTTTCATTGGTCCTTTTACACCTGACATCCTTGCACAGAAAGACTTCTTTCTAGGACCACCGCCAGGTTGAGGGGCTTTTAGATTAGAACCAGTAAGCTTATTTATTCTTCTTCTTCCTGAATCACTGAGACCACCTTTAGGTGACTTATCAGAAGCTCTCAAAGATACTGTCCTTCGTCTAGCCATTACTTCTTTTTCTTAGGAAACCCACGCTTCATGTTAGCGTATGCTTTAGGGGATATAGTTGACTTCTTCTTGCTACGGCTAATGCCTAGCTTTCTTCTTTTATTTATGTTTTTATATAAGCTCATCTTTTCATTAACATCTCCATTAGACGATCCAGTTTATTATTAATTTCTTTTACACTTGTTTCTAATCCACTCATGCGGTTCTCAACAGCAGTATCTCTTTCACTTTGAGCAGCTAACTCCACCTCTATCCTAGTTAATCTTTTCTCATCGTTATCTAACCTGTCAGTAAGTTTCTTAATCATCCAACCTATAACAGCTAGAATAACACCAAGAGCAGTATCAAGAAAGTGGGAGAGTTGTTCGGTCATTGTATTAAGCTGATATAGTTGCTCCTAAGGTTGCTATTACTTTCCAAGCACTACCGTCATACATTGCTAAACAAGGACTACCTGCATTACCGTTAGAAACATAAGCTACTTGCCCTAGCAACGCACCGTCAGCAGCAGTCAAAGCATTCATCTGAGCAACTGTACCTCCAGCTATTGTTAGATTCCTACCAAAGATTGCAAAGGCTTGCGTAGTAGGTGAATCTTGAAACCCAAACCTTAATGCTTTTGAGTTCAGGGACATAGCAATTTCTGTGGGAGTGCCTGTCTCATCTGTATCTTCAAAGAAGAGTTGAGTTGCTGTACCTTTAAGTTTTACTTTTGTAGCAGTAAGATCGTAACCTGATTCATTAAGTGTACCAATACCTACACCGCCATTAACATAATTTAACTCAGTATCTGTTGAGCTAATTTTAGCAGCTGTAACTTTACCTGCACCTATAGTAAGTTCACCTGAACCTGTAACATCTCCTGTGTGTTCTGCATTAGTAACCTTAGCTGTGTTAGCAGTAACAGCAGAGTTATTAGCTACTTCAGTATCAAAGTCTGTAATGTTAGAAGCAGTGTGAGTATGTGAAGCAGCAGCGAAAGCTGTAGCCTCTTGACCATCTAATAAGTCAGCATCCAATCCACTACCTGTACCATCTACTGTTTTTAAAGAAGTTAATATTTCATTAGCTGTAGGAGTACCACTAGAACCTGTAGAAGCAGCTGTGATTCTTCCTTGTTGGTCTACAGTTATATCAGCATTAGTATATGATCCAGGAGTAACAGCAGTGTGATCTAGTTTATCAGCAGTAACAGCATCATCAGCAATGTTAGCAGTTCCAATAGGACCACCTGCAACACCTGTAGCTAGAGTAGTAGCAATCTCAGCGTCAACATAAGTCTTCCTAGTAGCATGATTTCCGTCAGTAGGATCAGAGGATGGAAGTGTAAGAGCACCTGTCATAGTGTCCCCTGCCTTATCTACCTTCAAAGCATCAGCTGCAATCCTAGCACTTTCCTCTGCACTAACAGCAGCAATCCTTGCAGTCTCTTCAGCATCTACATCTGCAATTCTAGCAGTTCTTTCAGTTGCAATCTCAGTGTCTACATAGTTCTTAGTGGCTGCGTCCTGTGCTGCTGTAGGATCAGCGAGGTCAACTATCTTAGCTAAGTCAGCTTCAAAGTTACCGTCAGAGTTCTTGGTCATTACATTCTTACCACTACCCTCTTCAATTTCTTCATTGAGGTATAGGTTATGAAGGTAAGCACGGTCTAGTTCTACTTCAGTAAGTACACTACCATTTTCAAAGTCTACAAGAGCTGTACTAGCATTACTATCTCTCTTAATTCTAAGTCTAGCACCAGTTTCAGGAGCAGTAGTAAATCTTATAAGGGTAGCAGGAGATGTTATGATAGTGTAATTTGATGATGCTACAGTATAAAACTTACCTCCTGGAGACTCTGAAGTTGAGTCATCTAACTGTACAATTACATGGGAATCGTCAAGATAAGGAAAAGGAAAATCAAAGTCTACTTGACCTGACCCAACTATGTGGTCTTTGTATGTTTGAATGGTACTCATAGTAATCTATTATTAATTTGTTTGTTGTAAAAGTTCAAGCTAGTTTCTGAAAGGTAGTAATCTTTCTTCTAATAAAGAAGGACGCTGTGTCTTTTTATAACTCTCCAAAGGGAACTCAGTACCAGGTAAAGCCTTTTCTAATTCTCTTTGTTCTTCTAGAGTATCAGCAGGTTTACTTAATTTTTCTTGTAACTCTATTCTAGCTTCTATGTCTTCCATAAGGATCGGATACTCTTTCTTTAACTGCTCTAAAGCTTCATCTCTAAAATCCTTAAAAGTATCTCTTATTTCTGCAAGCCTTGTATCGTCTTCTGTAAATCTTTCAGGTAACGATCCTTTAGGTGCTTTTCTAATTTTAAAATCTTTTTGACTAGCATCGTACACAATCATTTCCTTTAAGGTTTTACCTGTTTTAGAAGGGTTTCCAGTTATTGGGTGTAGTTTAACTTGAGTAGTTAATTCTTGCCATCTATCAAAAGCGTTTTGTTGTGTCTCAGGATGTATGATTTCTTCTAAGTCCATCTTTTCCCATTTAGAAGTACCTCCGTTAAAGTGGTGAGTACCTCCTAGTTCTACTATAACAGCAGCAGCAGCTTCACTTATCTTAGCTTGATACGCTTCTTCTAAAAGTTCAGGTGTTATCTTTGTTCTACCATCCTTAGCAATTTCTTTTCTTACACTTGCTCGTGTTATCTTAGGAATGTTGAGAGTTCTAAATCCAGTCTCAGAGTCAATGTCTACATACTTATCTACAGAACCTTTCTGAGTAAACACACCAAAGGGAGATAATAAAGCTAAACCTCCTACTTTCCTTTGCTTAAATCCTCTTGTCTGTATATCTCCAAATATATCACGCATCGGAGGCACAAGTTTAGAAAGACCGTTCATTCTTCTCGCTATGACTTGCAATAATGTATTGTTCTCACGAATAACAT